CGGCAAAGTCGAACACCCACTCGGCGCAGGACTCGCCAATGGTCGGGCTGCCCGGGGCGTCGACGATCTTCAGTTCGCGTAACACCGCCAGGCCGGCTTCGGCCTCCTGCGGAAATAATGGACGCGGGATAATCGACTGCCCCAGGCGCAGTTTCTGCTCCCAGTCCGGGCAGGCGGTCGTCCATTGCATTTACTTGACCGCCTTCAATGGGGGTGGGCTTGAGCCAAAGCGCCCTGCCCCGGCAACCTTCGCCGCGTTTTCGCGCTCGGTCTTTTTGCCGGTCTCGCCTTTGCGCTGATGCATAAAAGGCATCAGCGCCTTGGCAGCATCGACCCGCAGCTTTTTTTCCGTTTCGTGATCATTCATGGCCGCCAACAGGAAGGCCTTCGGATCGGAGTAGGACAAGACCTTGCTCAAATCGAAGCCCGGGCTGTCGTCGGGTTCGGCTGTTTGCGGCGCCTCGCCAGCCGGTTTTTGCGCTGCTGGAGCTTTAACAATTTTGTTAACTTTTTTGTTAAAGGTCGTCCCGGCCATTGCGGCCATGACGTAAGGGTCTTTTGCCAGCCGTGATCCGGCGGCCGATGCGCTGGACGCCGCGTAGCCTGCAGCGATGGCTGCGTCCTTGTTTGAGGCACCGCCCCGCAAAGCGTCGACGAATGCCCGCTTCTTGGGTGTTAAAGCCATTAACAAAAATTCCTGAAAAGGGGAAAAAATGTGCGCGTGCGGGGATGGGTGGTCTAGGAGCAAAAGGCCTCTGGAGTTTTACCCTCCCCCCTCCACCAAATGAGAAATATTCTCATTAAATCAAATAAGAATCATTCTCAGATTCACAAATGCGAATTAATTGCAACAACTTTATTGATAAATATTCTTATTTGCATATTTGTGACCGAAACGAGCAATAAAGATTGACATTTCAGCCTGTTCAACCTGCTGATTCCTCTCGTTTTTTTACGATATCGTGGCAAGGTCTGCACAGCGACTGCCAGTTGGTACGATCCCAGAACAGCGTCATGTCGCCACGGTGCGGGATGATGTGGTCAACCACGCTGGCTGCTGTCACCCGGTCATCACGCTCGCAGTAGACGCACAAGGGATGGGCATTGAGGTGCACCAGTCGCGCCTGTTGCCATGCGTAACCGTAACCGCGTTGGGTCGAGGTGGCCTTGTCACTTCGCCATGACCCAGGCACTGCCGTTGCTATGCGATTAGTCTGGGGTTGCAGGCGCGTGGCCAGTGTCTTGAGGCGGCTCATGCTGTATGGCGCAGTGCGCCGCTCATGTAGGTCAAAGGCTCTGACTCGGGGTCCTGCTCAATCCCCTCTTCCGCCAAGGCTGTGATCAATTGGGTCTGCTGGGTCGCTATCCGTTGGAGGATCGCTGTCTGCTTGATCTGTTCCGCCAGTACCTGGCTGAGCAGGCCAGCCAAAGAGCTCTGCTGCTCGCTCATATGCAATCGCCTTCCACTTGTTGAGTTGTTCGCGCCGGGCGGCGCATCCGCTGCAGGCCATCACTCGGACCGCCGTGGCAGCTTGAAGTCAGCGAAGCGGTCAGCCAGGTCGGCGATCTTCTTCACACCCAAGAAACCAATCCAGATGCCTGCCGGTGTGGCCAGGCTGGACGGCAGGCCGAAGTACTCCAGCACCGCGATCAGGCTGGTGGTTAGCAGCATGCAGATGGTTGCTTCGAGCATCGCCTGCCGCCGAGTGCCGCCGCCGTAGATGATCCGCAGCGCCGCCATTACAAAGGACAGTGTGGCGGCATAGATCGTCGGCGAGTGCTGACTCAGCCACGCGAGCGCTATCACCCAGGTGTCTGGCTTATCAGGCATATGAGGCATCCGGTGTCCTCCCGAGCTGGGAGCAGAATGGGTTCGGCCCCGACAGCACTCCCAGCTTGAGGCGATGGGTGTGGCGGGGCCGAAAACGAAAAAGCCCCGGCAAATGCCGAGGCTCTATAGGTGGTGTATATCTATAAATCTGCTCTATTAGCCAAGCGAGTACCAATCAACCTTACTGATAGCTCCACGCCACAAGCCCTCACTTCTCAATATTGCCTGAGAGTGGGCACAAATGAATTCAGCATCAACTAGATGAATATAAAAGGGCAACTCATCTTTACTATCTTTTAACTCTTGGAGTGCCTGACTTAGACATTCCGAAACTTTTACTGCGTTTGCCAAACTAATGGCTAATTTATCGTAATAAGTGTCCCTTGACATCAATTTGCCTTTGATAACCGCCGAGCCTGACGACAGGATTATTGGTATCTCCGCACCTGAGTCGTTTACGGCGCTTACTATTAGCCGTAACGCGTAATCCACTTCTGGAATACCTTCGGTAGGAGCTGGCAAAATAGTCTGATTTAGGACATTAAAATTCATACTTATCTCGCGCTAATTATCAGTCCTTTAGCAATACAGAAAACACATGAACCAAGCAATAAAAAAAGCCCCGCATGATGGCGAGGCTTGTGACGTCTATTGTGCTTTATTGCGGCCTGGTCTGTATCACCACACGCAAGATCGACATGATGGGGTTAATTTACGATCAAACCGCCATCATGGTCAAGCCGCATCTATAAAGATTTCTTCCCGGTCAAAGATCTCGGTTGCATGGATAACAGCGGCCTCTTCCAATCGCTCAAGGCATTTGGCAATGCCAGTCTTCCAGCGGCGCCTTGTGGACTCAGGCTTGCCTTCAGTGTCCCAGGTGTTCATGTCGTAGAACTCAGCGGGCAACACGATCATGTCTGTGGAGCGCTTGATGTATTGGTCACGCCCGACAGTCACATCAATCGTCCGGCCAGAAGCAATCATTTTGCCGACAGCAGCATGCTCAAGATCGTCACGAAGGCTTCTGCTAACCACCTCTCGCCCTGTACGAGCTGGCACCTGCAAACCTTTCATCTTGGGTATGGCCCAAGCGGTGACCGCTTTGTAGACGAACAACTGCGGCGCCGGGGTAGAGACGCGGCTGATAAGGCGCCCAATGGCCCCAACCTTGTTGGCCTTGTGAGTCGAGTACTTTGCCACCAGCACATCCCACTGGGCCGGGACCAGCTCGCGGTGCAGCAGCGCATACAGGCAGCAGTCATAGTCGAACTTGTCCCGCACCGAGATACCGGCGCCCTGCCCGCCTGAGCGCAGTTCGGCATCGATGAGTTTCTGCCAGCTCTGCTTGGTTGAGTTGTCGATGTTGTCTGCTGCCAACACACGCACCAGGGTGCCCATCACGTCTTTGTACATACCCATCACTCGATCTCCAACGCTACTGACTGGGTGGACTTCAAAGCCCGCACGCCACATCTGGCCAACACAATGTTCTGGCAGGCGTGGATAGCGCTGCAGAACTCTTTCTGTCCCATCGGGTGCTCGATGGGCAACTTGAGGTATTCATTCCAAGCCTCGCCCAGCATCTGAGCAACCTTGGCTTCTTGATCAGTCAACTCAGCAGCTGCGCAGGCCATTTTTAATCCTCACCTATGGTTGTTTTCTGAATAGCGCTGCAAGCCACGCCGTTAGCGGCTTCCAACGGATTACCGGATTCTCCGAATCTAACGCCTGTCTGCCCGTGGATCAGGCTGAAACTCTTCTGGTCTAGATGGGCGTGCCACTTCTGCAGCGCGTCACGCTTGCGGCCCATCACATCCGACTGGATGTACACCTTCACGTTGTGACCCATCGCGTGGTTGATCAGCAGTTCACCGATAAGGTGGTCGATGCCAATGTCTGCCCAGCCTGTACGGGCTACTTTGCGTAGGTCATGGCTGGTCCACTCGCCCTTACCCAAGCGGGCGAACACGGCACTGGCCTGCCCCTCACTCAAGGCCTTGCCATTGCGTGCCGGGAACAGGTACTGCCCGTCATAGCCGCGGGCGGTTTGTGTTTCGCGGTACTGGATCAACAAGGCGCGCACCTGGTCAGTCAGTGGAAGGTGATGCTCCACACCGGTCTTGGTGTGCTCAGCCGGAATGAACCACTCACCCTCGGCCAGACTGATATGCGACCAGCGCGCTTGCCGGGTCTCACCAATGCGCGTGCCGTGGCACAGCATCATCAGGGCCAGCATGGCGGCAGCCGGTTCGCTACCCATCACCTGCTTCAACTCACCGAGCAAGTCCTGCAACTGCACGCCGCGCAACCGAGACGGTTTGATGCTCACCTTGGCCTTGGAGAAGTCGCTGAACTTGATGCCCGCCATTGGATTGGACGTGATCAGGCCCAGCTTCAACGCCTGCCGGAATGCCAGGGCCAGCAACTGGAACGCGAGAC